TAAGAGCTTCCAAGAAAGCTCCCCCAAGTCCTGGGGCCATACAAGGCCAAGACCCAAGAACACGTCCAAAAAATGATGCGGATGCGGCTTGGGATGGAATTATGGGAGCAAATGTTCATGGAAGATTACCGTAAATCTTAAACAATAAAGGAGTGTAAAATGGCAATTACTCAAGGAGGAGTAAAAACTACAGATGTCGTCCAAGCTTCGTCTAATAGTCACGCAAGTGTACATGGTACTACGCCTGATGTTAGACGGTTATATAACTTTGGAGACAGAGTAGCAGACCTCTCACCAGAAGAATCGCCCTTTTTTGTATACTTAAGCAAAGTAAGTAAAGTACCTACCGATGATTCAGTCTTTCGTTTTTTAGAAGACCGTTCTAAAATTGATTGGACAAGTAGGGAGTTTCTTATTGCTGGACAACCTGTAGGTGACGCTGTAGCTGGAACTAGCTACTCGTTTGCAGTTGATACTGGTGGAGCATCCGTTGATTGGTTAATCAAAGGAATGGTATTCGCAGTAGCAACAGACGCAGGTCATCAAGTTATAGTTAGAGTTGACAGTTCTCCAACTGATGTTGGTAGCGCTACTAGCTTTCAAGGTAAAGTTATTAGTACTAGCACTACGAGTGGAGCTGGAATCCTAATCTCTAACAATGATAAATGTCAAGTAATAGGTACTGCTTTTGCTGAAGGTACTGGTTCTCCTGACGTATGGTCAAGTGAAATTGAAGACAATTATGGTTACACGCAGATTTTTAAAACTGCAGCTGAAATGACAAATACAGCAATTGCTACAAAATATCGCGGATATGCGAATGAGTGGCAACGTGTTTGGGCAATGAAGCTTCGTGAGCATAAAGTCGATATTGAACGAGCCATGCTTTTTTCACAAAAAGCTCGTCAGGGAAGCGTACAGTATACAGAGGGGTTATGTGGACATATTATGAAAAATTCCACAGCTGAAACAACTCATACAGATGCACTTAGTTATACATCTGGTCAAGCATATTCGCGTGTGGAAACACAAGCAAACTTGACTTACGATTTATTACTTGGTGACTTAGAAGTGTTGTTTGACCCAGCAAGGGGTGGAAGTGGGGACAGACTTGTTCTCGCTAGTCTACCAATAATTACTTTCTTTAACAAACTCGGTGACGGTGCATTTATGGATGCTTCTATTGGATACGGTGGTGCCAGCAGGTACAACTTTGATTCTAAAGAAGGAGCATTTGGACATAAGGTTATGACAATCGAGACTATTCATGGAGCTTTACATCTTGTAAAAGAACCTCTGTTCCGTGGCGTTTCAAGTGGATTTATGCTATTTGCTGATATGAGCAAAGTTGCGTATCGTCCTCTCGTTGGTAATGGAGTTAATCGTGATACTTATATTACGACTAATGTACAGAGCGACGATGAAGACCTTCGTAAAGACATGATTCTTACTGAAGCTGGTCTTGAAGTGACATTACCTGAGTCTCATATGATGTATGTCGTTAGCGATTTATAAGGAGAATAGTTATGAGAGCTGATGTCTTAAATGAAAATAGTGGGTTTAATTACGGAAACGCATTTGTGAATGAACTTGGTGGAACTAAAAAGGTTTTCACATATACAGGTTCTACAGATGAGGATGTACTCGATAGTGGAACTACTGCGTTTGCTGATAATGATGCGTTAGCAAATTGTGGCCCTCTTGATATTACTGTTCCCTCAGGATATCAAGACCCAACAAAAATATTAATCGAAAGAGTAATCTGGATGCCTTCTACGGCTACTGGAACTACTATGGTCGGTAATATTAATGCTGGTACAGCTGGAACAGATGCTATTAATGCAGCAATTACAGGACAAGTTGAATTAATGGGAGCTGGAGTTACATATAGAGACCCTAACCTTGCAGCTAATCTAAGTATAACTGAAGTTGATATTGACTTTAATGCAGCTACGATGCAATATTGTCAACCATTCATTATACTTCCAGTTGCGACGAAGTATATCTATGTTGGAACTACAACGACTATTAATCATGCGTCTAATTTTGATGCAGGTCGTTATCAATTTTCAATTGAATACACTGTGCTTTAATCCGTAAGGATTAACAGTTTTGTAGAACTGTGGGGCGAATCGTATAAAGGATTTGCCCCAAATCTACTAAAAATTTTAACATTGGAGAAATTATGGCTGTATATGGTAATGTAAAAGTAAAAGTATTTATTCATGATGCTGTTCCTAATATAGAGACTGCGGCTGTTGGAACAATGGCAAGAGATATAAAAGACCATGTAGATACTTTAGATTCATCTGATAACAAAGTTTTATCTATTACACATACTCAATTACGTGGAGATAGAATACTTACTGTAGTTATTGGTGGAGCTTAGTGTCTGAATGTCAACATTGTGACCATCCAAATGAGGGTGGTTGGTTCTTTTGTAGAAACTGTGGTGACAGGGCTCAGCCTCCTAAATTTACTATAAATTCATTTATGCGTAGTAAACTTGGAAATCGTACAGATATTGAAATGAATTCAATAAGCTTAGAAGAAAGTACAAATAAAATGGCTGGTAATACAATGAATCAAAGACTAAAACAGTTAGGAGTCAGACCATTATGAGATTTGGTAAAGGATTAAGTACATTAAAGAATTGTACAATGACAGAAGGAAAACATAATAACGAAATGGAGGCTAATAATGCCCAAAGGAAAAGGTACATACGGCAAGAAACGTGGAAGACCGCCGAAGAACGGAAAAACATCCAAAAAGAACGGTAAAAAGAAATAGCGTATTATGCAAACATTTGAAGCTCAAGTAGAGGGGCTGACCAGTTTAACTATCACTAGTAGTAGTGCTCCGACTCAGACGGAATTAAGTGATTTCCTATCAGATGGGGCAGCTGAAATAATTAACGCTATGCCACAGAGATTAAAATATCTTTGTGCAACTGAAGATACATTTAATAGTGCTGCTGTTGGAAGTGAGCCTGAACTATTAACGTCAGGACAGGTTTTATCTGTATCGAGAACCGATGGAAGTGTGTATTATCCTTGTAGGGAAATACCCGCAGCTACAGCTGGTAGAGTTTCTGATAGCTCTGCATTTGCTAGTTCACATATGGAAAAAGCTACAGATACCGACCCTGTATATTATATTTATAGGGGAAGAATCAATTCACTCCCAGCTACTTTATCTGGTGGTGGCACCGCTGCTAATAGATATTTAGAAGTCAATAGACCATCTGTAGCTTATACTCATAGTTCAATGGCTACATCACTTGAGTCTTTCCCATTAGAGTACGAATATTTAGTTGTTACATATGCAGCTATAAAATCTTTACAGAATGCTATGGGGAATAAAACATCATCCCTGCCGACTGATGTTACTTTACCTACAATACCCGCTTTATCTGTACCTACATCCGCCCCATCAATTAGTACAATATCTTATACTGATGCTGTAAATGTAGATGCGTCCTCTGGAGTCGTTCCGGTTGTGTCAGCTAAGATAGATGTTAGCGGTAATGCTCCAACATTTACTTCACCCGCATCACCATTTGCTAATTTTGCTAAAGTAACTACATATATAGAAACTGATGAGGACGTGGAGTTAGCTTCTGCTAAATTACAGCAAATACAATCTCAAATTTCTGATTTTAATGCTAAGATGCAAGAATCTACGAATCAATTTAATAAAGAAAATGCTCGATATCAGATGGAATTTCAGGAAGAAGTTACGAGGGTAAACCAAGAATTACAGGTAGAATTAGAAAGATTTAGAACTGAGTCAAGCGTTGCTCAGTTTAATAAACAACAAGACCAGTCTTTGAATTTATCAAATGCTGCGAAACAGGTGGAAGATTTAATAGCTGATAATAATAGTAAACTGCAAAAATATTCTAGTGAATTACAATCTTATCAATCTCAGTCATCTAATGAATTACAAAAATATCAGGCTGAGGTATCTTCTGAAATTCAGAATTATAGTGCAAAAATACAAAAACACGTTACAGATTATCAATGGTTAACCAGTCAGTATCAACAATTATCGAATGATTATCAACGTGGGTTACAGTTATTAACAGGTACTCCATCTCAACGTGGTCAATAATTATAGGAAATAAAGTATGGCAAATCTAAATAAACCAACTTTTGCAGTGTCGGTTACTCCTAAAGTGATAGTTGGAGAAACTGATAATGAGGCAGGAGAACATTCAGTAATACATGAAGCAGTTGGTAGAACCTTGGGTGGGAATGGTGAGTATACTGGAGATGATATTGTAGTAAGTAATAATGGAGGAGCTTCAACATCTGGATGGGACGAGGGTGTCGCTACTAATGTAAGTTCTAATGGCTCTACAATCGCAGTAGATGCAAGTGTTGGTATAGTTTTTATTAAACATACAGGATTTTTAGTAGGGACGACTACAGCATCAGTTGCCGCGGATACAGTGAAAATTTTAAATGATATATCAGCGTCTAGTACGTTAAGTGGGACTGATACTGTAATATCAGAACTTAAAAATGGTGAAGCAATGATTTTAATTAGACCAGGAGCTGGGTCTGATTTAGTTTTAGCTTCTGGTTCGGCCCATGTTGATGTTGAAGTTTGTGTAATTGATACTTAATATATAATGGCTATTTGGGAAAAGATAACTACAGTTACTACGCCATCGTGGGATAGTATAAGTGAAATTACGACTCCATCA